AAAGCTGACCAGCAAGAATGGTATTACGATCCCCAAGCACCTGCGGCTGGAAGCGGGTTTCATGCCGGGGATGGCGGTTGATATTGAGACCACGGCGGAGGGCGTTCTCGTCCGTAAGCATGTCCCGGTCTGCCGGTTCTGCGGTGAGGTTCATAAGGTGCAAACCGTTTCAGGGATGGACATCTGCGCCGACTGCGCTGAAAATCTGAAAAAGGAGCTGGAGGAAAAACATGGGGTATGAGAACAGGGATATCACCGCTGATAAGGTCAACCGTCTGGCTGAGATCAAGAAGAGTATTGAGGCGCTTAAATCGGAACAGGCCGAACTTGAAGGGTTCTTCCTAAAGCGGTGTATGGATGATCTGGAAAATACGAAGTTCAAAACGGTGTCCTACGCTGGCGATCAGGGGCGGGTGACGGCGACCATCGCTGAGAGCTTAAAGCTCACCTACCCCAGCTTTCTGAAACCTATCCTCGGTGACGCCTATGAGGACGCCGTGACTACGGAGATAAAGTATAAGCTATCGGCACCCGTCACTAGAATGCTCACCGGATTATGGACCAACAGCTATACAAAAATGACAGTAGCCGATGTGATCGGGCAGCTGCCCTGCGGTGATGAGGTAAAAACAGCTTTAGGCAAAAAGCTCAAGGGCGCGAAATATGATACCGACAAAAAGAACCTGATGGCCATCGGCGGCTTTGATGAACAGAGCGCGGAGGAATACGCCTACTTTGTGTCGGAGGCCGCCGTCTGGGAGAGCTTTCTCCGTCTGATGAAAATCAATAAAAGGGACATGGATGCAGATATGGGGGAAATCCTTAACATGATAAACGGCGCTGTTGTTGTGGAGGAGACTCCCAAAATTATGGTAGAAGCGATCAGGGATTAACGATGGAGGGAGGTAAAGCTATGAGCGCCACCAGCACAAAGAATGCCATCGGCACTATCTACGCCCTGGGGCATAAGCTGGGGATTGTGGACAGGAATCACCCCAGGGATGACGGCCTGCACCAGCTTGTGTCCGGCCTCACCGGCAAGGATTCCGTCAAGGCCCTCACCGGTGATGAACAGGAAACCGTTGTCAGGGAACTGCGCCGCCGGGTAAACCTGAATCCCCCCAAAAGCACCCGTGAATATCCTGAGCGGCCCGGTAAGATGAGCGCCGGTCAGCAGCGGAAGGTCTGGGCACTCATGTACAGCCTCCAGCAGGCGTCCCCATCGGAGATATCCTTGGGCAAGCGTCTGGCCGGGATTATCAAAAAGGACTTTAAGATAAGCGCCACAGGCAAAGACCCTTTGATCTGGCTGAGCTTTGAGGACGGGAACCGGCTGATTGAGGCGCTCAAAAAATATATCCGGTCAGCCAAGAGAAAAGCGGGTGTTGATGATGGATAGGAAATTCAGCCTTGATGATCTGGACGGTATCCAGCGGGAGCTGGCGGAGATCATTGGGATAGATAAATACTTGGAGGTAGCCAAAGCCTTCGGCGGCTCCACCATCTACATCATCGAGCTGAAGACCGCCCTGCGGCCTGACCGGAACCGGGAGATTCGAGAAAAATTTGACGGTTACAACTTTAGAGAATTGTCGTTGGAGTACGATCTGTCAGAGCGGACCATCCGGGAGATCGTGGCCCCGATTACAAAAACGGTGCGCAACCGGCCCGGTGCGGGACAGATAAGTCTGTTTTCAAATGATTGCTATTGAAATAATTTTCAGAAATTCTTCACATAGATGCCCGCACTATATATAAGGTAGAATTATGGTAATAGTAGTTCTGCCTTATATATTTTTTTGAGGGGTACATTGTGATGACGTTATCAGATTTTGAGTGGATTGTGGTGGCCGGGGCTTTCGGCCTGGCCATAACCGTTATATCTTTTTTTCTAAAGCGGGTATTTAACCGGACGGACGAACATGAGGTGGAGATCAATGAGATCAAGCGCACCTATGTGACTAAGAGTGAGCTGAAGGAGATCAAGACCGAGCTGCGGGATGAGAATAGAAAGCTGACTGCTGATGTGGCGGAGATCAAGGACAATTACCTGACCAAAGAGGACTATTTTCGTACCCAGATGTCTACTGAGCGCAAGCTTGACCGGATATATGAATTGTTGATCAAAGAAAAGGAGGCGTGATCAGTGGCCAGAAATGAGGATTTATTGAAAAAGATGCGGGCCGGGAACTTCGTGGAGAATAACGGCAAGGTACTTCGGGCCATCAATCTCCTCCGTCATGAGTATATCAAACTGAAAAGCGTCCAAAATGTCCTCACCGATTTGGATGAGCAGGAATTTCTGGACAGCGTCAACTTTCTCCAGCAGGAGGGATATATTGAGCTTCGCCGGCTGGAGTCCAAGCTGGTCACCAAATTGGCCGATGCAAGTTATAAAGAATTGGAGGCCATTGTCTCCGGCAAGGGCATCCGGCTGCTGGGAGGCGGGGTTGAAGACCCAATGGTGGATGTATGAGCGGCGATCAAAAAGACAAGATCCGCGTGGTTCGTAAGCGCAACCGCAGTGTCAGCAAAATCGACCGGCTTTCACCTGAGCTGAAGGACACCGTGGAGCAGATGCTTCTCGGCGGCTGTACCTACAAAGAGATTGTCTCATATTTAAAGGAGAATGGTGTAGAGCTGTCACAGATGTCGGTCTGCCGCTATGCTGAAAAGTATCTTGTATCTGTGGAACGGCTCCGGGTAGCTCAGGAAAACTTCCGTACCTTGATGGATGAGATTGATAAATATCCTAATCTGGACACCACGGAGGCGATCCTTCGGATTGCCAGCCAGCAGGTATTAGACGCCATTTCCGGCGCTCCCGCTGAATCCTGGTCAGAGACCGCGCCGGATAAGCTTATGAAGAATGTCACCGCTCTGATCCGGGCGGCGGCCTACAAAAAGAAAACCGACCTGCAGGTCAAAACCGATACCGAAACGGCGCTGGAGGCCAACAAGGCCCTGTTGTTTGATGTGCTCAAAAAGTATCCTGACCTGTATAAGGAAGTTATGGACGCCATTAAAAATGAGAAGTCGAAGATGGAGGAGGGATCTGTGTGAGTGGATGGTATGTCCTCCATGTGGCCACAGGCCGGGAACAGGAGATCGAGCGCCGCCTGCGCCGGATCGGCATAGACGCCATTGTCCCTACAGAAACCCTGCTGCTCCGCAAGGGTGGCCGGTGGAACGAAAAGGAAAGCCTTTTGTTTCCGGGTTATGTCTTTGTGCAGGTTCTGTTTGACCCGGACATCTACTACCGGATCACTGACATTCCCGGCGTGATCCGCTTCCTCCCCGGCCCCCAGGCCGAGAAGCTGTCCGATGATGAGGCTGCCCACATCGCCTATCTGGGCAGCGCCGTTCTGGCCCCCTCCCTGGTGGATTTCAGCGGCGGCGGACCGGTCATCCTGAAAGGCGTGTTAAAGAGCCTGGAAAGGTACATTGTCCGGTTCAACCGGCGTCAGCGCCGGGCCACGCTGTCAACTGAGTTCTTGGGAACGGCCCATACCTTTACCTTATCATTCAGAGAAGCGGAGGAACCATTATGAGCCAGAAGATGACCAGGGAACAGATCAAAGAACGCATTGATCAAGTCAATAACCGGCTGTTTTACCTTGAATTGGCTGACCGCATGACGCCCAGCGAACGGCGGGAATATTCCGACCTGAACCGGGAAATAGCCCTGCTGCATAAGCAGCTGAACCAATATGAGGGCCAATAATTTACGCTTACAAGTATTTTATATATATGACTTGCCTACTTTTCAAAAGCCGGAGGCATGACGGGGTTGATTCGTCCCCCGCCATTGCCGAAAGCGGTCACACCTCCTTTCTTGGAACCGATACGGATGCTCCGTTTTGGGTGGCAACGCACACCCATGGGGAAATAAATCCGTGTCGGTTCCCCCTTTTATGTTTGAGGGGCTTTAATTCCCCTTTAACTCTCTTTAATTCTGTTTTAAGAAGTCTTCTGGAGTAGTTTTACCTTTGGGGTACAGAAAGGCGTTATAGGGCAAATTTCAAGGCCATATCACAGGGAAGAGGTGAAGATCATGAGCCAGACCAAAAAGAAGCGGGTTGACACCCTGGAGCAGTTGTTGTCCCATGGCACCGGGGATCTGGTCACAGAGGCGGACCGGCAGGCGCTGGATGAGCTGGCCGGGGATCTGAATCCTCCCGCTCTGGAAGAATATATTTTGTCCTGCCGCGAACGTGAGCAAAAGCAGCAGCGGCAGAAGGAAGAAAATATAAGACCCGCTCATCCCTTTGCCCACCTGATCACCCCACGGCTTCATGAGCTGGCAGAATATTGGCACCCGGCCATAGTCAGGGGTACCAAGGAGGAGCTGGCGCGGCGCGAGCTTATTGTGTTTACCCAGCAGACCTATCCGGGCTATATAGCCAATTGGCACCATGTGGAGTATGCTAAAAAGCTGGACGCCTTTATCCGGGGCGAGATCAAAAACCTCATGGTGTTTATGCCTCCTCAGCACGGCAAGAGTGAGTTGTGTTCCCGCCGTATGCCTGCCAAGCTGTTGGGGGATAATCCAAACCTCCGCATCGCGGTTATCTCATATAACCACATCTTTGCCTCAAAGTTTAACCGGGACGTCCAGCGGATCATTGACAGCGATGATTACAGAGCGCTCTATCCTGAGACTTTCCTAAACGCGCAGAATATCCGCACGGTGGTGGGTTCCTACCTGCGCAATGCCGATGAGTTTGAGATTGTGGGCAAGCGGGGCGGCCTGGTTAGCGTGGGCGTGGGCGGCGGCCTGACTGGCCGTCCTGTGGATATCCTCATCATTGACGATCCCTACAAAAGCCAGAAGGAAGCCTGGAGCCCCACGGTGCGCCGCTCCATACAGGACTGGTATGACACGGTGGCTTTGACCCGGCTTCACAACAACAGCCAGCAGCTTATAACCCTGACCCGGTGGCATGAGGATGACCTGGCGGGCCGGATCCTGAAATCGGAGCCGGAAAAATGGGAGGTAGTTAAGTTTCCAGCTATTAAAGAGGGAGGGATCCTCCCCTATGATCCCCGGCAACCGGGGGAAGCCCTCTGGCCGGAGGTTCACAGCCTGGAGCGGATGGAGGCGGTCAAGAAGCGCAATGTATTTGTATTCCAGGCCATGTACCAGCAGGATCCCAAGCCGGCTGAGGGACTGTTGTTCCCCGCTGATACCCTGAATTACTTTAACCATGAGGATATCAAGGACGTAAAATTTGATAGTATTGTGGCGGTGTCGGATGTGGCGGACCGGGGCAAGGACTACTATTGTATGCTCCTCGGCGGCCTTTTGGGTAACCTCATCTACATTCTGGACGTGATCTACACCCAGGAGCCGGTGAAGGTGACCATCCCGCTCACATTGGGTATGCTGCGGGACTGGCGTCCGGTGAAGCACCGGATAGAAAGCAACGGCGGCGGCAGCATCTTCGCCTATTCCATCCGGGAGCAGAAAACCACCCCCACCATCATTGAGGAGAAGGTGACCAGTTCTAATAAGGAAACCCGTATCCTTATGGCGTCCGGACTCATTCTGGAATACTGTTACTTCTGGGAGGACTACGCACCGGATTCCCAATATGCGGAGTATATGGGGGCTTTGACCAGCTACCTGCTGGCGGGCGGCAATGAACACGATGACGCGCCGGACGCCACCACCATGATGGTGGAGCTGGTACACCCGACAGCGCCGGAGTTCATTTTTCGGGTCATGGGTGAAGCCGATAATGAGCCGGAACAAAATCAGAATCCGCAGGAGGAAGTACCCGCTCCCAGGCGGAGCTTTTTAAGTAAGGTGCTGGGTAGGCTTTCCGATAGGCATCCTGACAATTGGCGATAGGTTTTCCGGTTGTCGGATGTGCTGCAAATCCTCTACGAATGCGGCCTCATCTTCTCCGTACACACAAGTTGTAATTCCCTTCACTCAGAGTTATCATGTGACCAACACAAAGGGGAGGGAAAAGACCATGTCAAATAATGAATTGATTAGCAAGGTTCGGGAATACAAAGAGACACAGGCGTTGGCAGATGAACTGGCAGCCATGATGGAGTCTATCAAGGATGAAATCAAAGAGTATATGACTGCCCAGGGTGTGGAGGAAATTCAGGTGGATGTCTTCAAGGTTCGGTGGACACCGGTCACAACAAAAAGGTTTGATACCACCGCATTCAAAATAAACCATGCCGACTTCTACAGCCATTATCTGAAAGAAACGGTTACCCGCCGCTTTACGGTGAATTAGCAGAAGAAAGGCATCCTTTACAAAGCATAAAAAAGCCGAGTTTTATATGCTCGGCTCAATGTTTCTTAATATTTCAGGCAGTGTTTAACGGCTTGATCGTCTGATTACATGGATTAAGTGCAGTTGGCTGTACAGCCGACATTAAACATTAGATGAGGCTTTGAAATTCAAAATTCTTTCATGGGGTCTATATATCCAAGATTAAAATACGCAGATAAGAATAGCTCTTGAACTAAATTGTCTGTATCATACTTTAATCCGTAAGCATTAAACAAACGTTTGTCAATTATGGCATAATCATTTTTTGGAAGTCTGCTGCTTTCAATCATCAAATTATTACCATACTTATTTTTATGCTCAATTAAGTAGTTTCCGAAAACACTGTCTACTCGTTCATCTTCGCCGTATTGAAAATTGTAGTATGGAACAAACTGCTTTATTACCGTTAATCGTTCATATTTTTGGGCATATATAAATATTTTTAAAATATTACTCCCAAAAATCTTTATATACACTTGTTTAAAAATACTATACAAATGTAATATTGAGCTTATATCAACCTTTGTTTCATTGGGAGTTGCCGTTAAAATAATTCTTGATCTAACGCTTCCATCGCACATAATTTCTATGAAGTTATGAACGCCGGCGTCCATCAAAGTTTCGTTGCCGTTACCTGTCGTTAAAGAAACGCGTCCTATACTGATAAGCACTGAATGTCCCAAACGGGAAACACTAAAATCAGGAGAAATTGATTTTAAATATTCAGAAATTGGATTAAAGTCAAATTCATAGAAAGTTCTTTGAAAATTTGTAATCTCAGAGCAAACAACAGAAAATCCTAAATCCAAATATCCACATAAATTACTAGAATAAGCAGAATCAGCCCGAATTTTATCTAACTCAATCTTGTTTTTTATTCGAATCAATTGCTCTTGCCGCTTAGTGTATAATTGAGATAGTTTCCCTGAATCATTGATTGGGAACGATCCAGAGGAAACGCGCTCAAAAATCTGCCCTTTGTTAGTAATATACGGGGGCATTGCCCCTTCTTCAATTTTGATTACCAGGACAACTGTGCCGCTGGATTTAAACTTTTTTACATCAAAATTAGGAACAGGTGTTATGGAATCATGAATGGTAGTATGAATTCGCTGTTCAGTCCATTTTACGCAACCACCGATAGTTTTATCATTATTTACTCCGAGCAATATATAGCCACCATATGTATTTGAAAAAGCCGATACCTCTTTTGCTAGTTTTGCAGGTGTCTCATCGTCTGACTTGAACTCAAAAAAAAATGTTTCATCATCAGTATTAGACAATAGTTTATGTATATCTGAGATTCGAAGTTTATCCCAACTCTTATTATTAATGTTGATCATAAATACTCATTTTGACCTCCTTTTTTTATCTGATTTCAGCTTCATATTATTGCTATTATGGCACGATCAGTGCAGTTTACCACGTATAGAATATAGTCAATTATACCTAATAATACCAACTCTATATTACTCCAACTCAACCACATAATCAAGCCAATATTCTCCATATTTTGCAGTTTTTCAAAAGCCTTCAATGAAGGCTTTTCTTAATATATATTTTTTTACCCAAAATAAAGGAGGTTTTACCCATGATTAAAGGCGTACATTCAGGGACAATCGGTTCCGGCAGCATCCGAAAAAGCAAGTTTAATGGTCTGATCGTATGATTATGTGGATAGTACATTAGTCTCTATAACACCTATGGTTATTGACTTCATAATCTATTGCTGCGTATGCTTTTGACCTTGCATTTTCTATCATTTGGGATACTTCCGGATAACTCCACTCTCTACGCCTTACATTATCCGATTTATCATCAAAATAGTAATGCAGACCACATCTTATTTTTGAACTTACATACAAACTATTTTCAGAGAAATAGCTAAACAATTCTCCCAACTTAATAAGAAATTCATTAAAATCACTATTATAGTTATACTCTAAGGAGTTTATAATCACAGGTGGAAAACTATTTTCTGGTATATCTGAGGGAGGTAAAATAAAGAACATGTTGTGTTTTATTGTTTCGTAATCACCATTACACATTAGAAAGATTACATCTGGGCCATTTCTACTCATATACGAAATTAAGATATTTGCATATGCGTCAGAAGATAGATTTGGATTTTTATCATATGATATTCGATAAGCATTTTTTAGTAGAGTATTCATGTCTTTTTCAGATGCATCTTTTAGATAATCATAGGCCGCTTCTTTGATCTTTGCTGACCCAGTTCCAGATATGAACCCCATTCCATGTTGATAAATTTGCATGATCTTGTCATTTGAATCTTCTTGAAACCCATTACCATAGGTAACTAAAGTATCGGTTGCAATAATAGAAAAATCTTTACATGAATATGCAATAGCTATACTCAAAAAATTACTCCCCCTTACGGTAAAAATGCTGGATTATAACCATAACGTTAATTATAATACCCCAAACCCGACCACAGAATCAAGCCAATATTCTCCATATTTTGCAGTTTTTAAAAGCCTTCAATGAAGGCTTTTCTTTATATATATTTTTTCATCCAAAACTAAGGAGGTTTTATCCATGATTAAAGGCGTACATTCGGGGACAATCGGTTCCGGCAGCATCCGAAAAAGCAAATTTTTCATATCCGATAAGGATAACAAAAACGCCATGGTATTATCGACTGAAAGTGAAACGGCAGCCATCGACGCCTGGTCTGAGAGCACAGGCCGGAAAAAAAGCGAGGCCCAGGCCCGCAAGCTCGGCACCCGGGCGGAAACCATCACCCGGGGGATCAAGCCCAGCGCCCAGGCCGCCGTCCGTGAAACTAAGGGCGAAAAAGAAGAAAAATAAACCGGTGAGGAGGCGCTTCTGTGTTTGAACAATTGCGGGGCAGATTGATCGGCCTACTAGCCGGAAGCAAAAACAGCATATACGACCAGCGGGGCTCCCCCTACATCCCGGCCTACAGCCATCCGCCCAAGCGCAACGCGGAGGAGTGGCTTTCCACCTACGGCCACAGCCCCCGCCTGGGCGTGGTCACCAAGATCGCGGAGGACCTGTCCTTTGCCGAGGGGCGGCTGATCAGGACGGACCGAGAGGGCGAGGATGAGGTTCTCCCCTCCAACCACCCCTTCTGGGCCTTCTGGAATAACCCCAACCCACTGCCCCAGTTCACCAAGGAGGCCATCTGGCAGCTGCACCAGACATTGCTGGAACTCACAGGCGAGGGGTACATGGTTATTGAAAAGAATGAGTGGGGTTTTCCGGCGGAGCTGTGGCCCTTGCCCACCCATTGGGTCACAGGGACCCCCAGCGCCGGCAACCCTTACTACAACATACGGACGCCAGCGGGCTTTATGGGCCAGATCCACGTGGACGACATGTTTGTGCAGATGGAGCTCAATCCTCTGGACCCCTACGGGCGGGGCTTGGGTCGGGCTCAGGCCATCGCGGACGAGGTGGAGATTGATGAGTACGCCTCAGCCTTTGAAAAGTATTTCTTTTACAATAACGCCACACCCAGCGCTATCATCGCTTTGGAGGGCGCGGACGCGGCGGCCATAGACCGGTTTGAAAAGAAGTGGAACAGCCGCTATAAGGGGGTGGAAAACGCCCACCAGACCGCCATCACCTCCGGTCGTGTGAGCGCCATCAAGCTGGCCGACAACATGAAGGATATAGACATGACCAATGGCCGCACCTTTACCCGGGATACGGTTCTGGAACACTTCCATGTACCCCGTGAGATCATGGGGATCACCGAAAACTCCAACCGTTCCACCGCCGAGGCGGCCCAATATATCTATGCCCAAAACGTCCTGACCCCCTACCTGCGCAAGCGCGGGCGGGCCATCAACATCCAGCTGATCCCCTATTGGGGAGATGATCTCCGCTTTGATTTTGATGAGATCATCCCCCGGAACCAGGAGTTTGATAAAACCGTGGCCTTTGAGGGCTGGGCAAATGGAACTTTGATGAAGAATGAAGCCCGTGCGAAGATTGACATGGAGCCGACAGAAAACGGAGACGTTTTTCAGGCCCCACTCCTCTTTGCCTATGTGAAGTCTGACCAGGACTTGACCCAGTTGGGGATGAGTACGGACAGCGGATATTATGACAGCGCCGCCCCGGAGGAGGACCCCTACACCGGCGGCAAGCAGTTCAAGGCGAGGATGTCCCGGCTGGATCAGCGGGCCATGCAGCTGATGGAACGCGCCCAGCGGGAGCAGGAGCGCCAAGCGGAGAACGCCACCGCCCAGCATTTTCGCCGGCAGCGGAAGGATATCCTTGAAGCGCTTCATGAAAGTGCCACAGGAACCAAGGATATCGGTGATGCCAGCGCAGACTTTGCGCAGCTGCGGAACCAATTGATTGAGGTGGCGTCACCCCTCAAACGCGCCGAGATGGTGGCAGGCTTTGTGGGCCGGCTCACCGACTGGAGCCGGGACGAGGAGCGGATTCGGGAGATCCTTTCCAATGTGTGGTCCCAGACCTACGAACAAGGCCAGGGCATTATGGAGCAGCTCTACAACCTGAAAAATCCCCACCGTCCCGATGTGCGGAATGTGTTCAGCCGTATGGGTGGCCAGAAGATTTCCAAAAACATCTCGGACACCACCCATTCCAGAATCTGCGAAATCATTGACCAGGGGCTCCAGGACGGATCCGGCATTGACGATATCGCAAATCAGCTGGGAGACTGCGCCGAGCTGAGCCAGAGCCGAGCCCGCCTGATCGCCCAGCAGGAAACCTACAACTCCCTGTCGGCGGCCAATTACGACGCCATGAGTGAGGGCGGGGTTCAGTACCACAAATGGGTGACCCGTGGGGATCCCCAAGTGCGGGACAGCCACCGGAAGATGAACGGCGAGGTCAGGAAGGTGGGGGAACCCTTTTCCAATGGCCTGCTTTACCCCCGGGACCCCAACGGCAGGGCGGATGAAGTGCTGCGCTGCCGCTGCTGGGCATTACCGGTGCGTGATAGGCTGGCCAAAGGATACCGGCCCGGGCAAATAAAGAAACGGATCGGCGGGTATTCTCCCAAAAGCCGCTCCAGGATAGGAGGTGAGGAATATGAGTACACGGGAAACCAAGCATTTTCTGATCAAGGGCCGCAAATATGACCATGAGAGCGGCATCTTTGAAGGCTATGCCGCCGTATTTGGCAATGTAGACACCGATGGAGATATCATTGAAAAGGGCGCTTTTTCTAAGTTCCTGGCCGGGGATTGGAGCCGGGTCAAGATTCTGGCGCTCCATAACGATGAATGGCTCCCCATCGGCAAGCCCCTGGAACTGCATGAGGATGATGTGGGCCTGTACATCAAGGCGCAGATCAGCGACACCGCCATGGGACGGGACGTCCGGGCATTGCTGCGGGACGGGGTGCTGGATGAGATGTCCATCGGCTACATCGCCCATGATTTTTATATCGGCAGCGACAGCATCCGTCATCTGACAGAGTTGGAAATCTTCGAGGTGTCTGTGGTCACCTGGGCCGCCAATGAAAAGGCAAAAGTCCTGGATGTAAAGGCCAGGTTGTCCAAGGCTGTCCAGAATCCGGAGAACCTTCTGGCCCTGGCGGATCTTCTGGAACAGGCCGCTTCTGACATCCGCGCACAGTCAGCCAAGGCAGATTCAGAGGAAAATCCGGCCAAGTCAGACCATTACAAGATCGGTCAGGAACTGAAAAGCCGTTCCACCCGCAAGCGGCGCAACAGGGCCGCTATATATAAAAACAAATAATAGGAGGAGCATATCTTATGAGCAGACGCAGAAAAAACCGCAAGAACACCTCTCCCGGCCTTGGCCCTGAGCAGATGGCCACCGCAGTGGCGCAGGCCATTGCCGATGAATTGGAACCTATCAAGAAGAAGCTGGAGGACATAGAAGGCCGCATGGATGGCCAGAACAGTGGGTTGGCCATTGATGAAGCCACCCTGGAGGAGGTGGGGCTTGCATCCCCGCAGGAGCTGGAAACTATGTTGGAAGATGCCGCTAATCTGGCCGCTGACAACCTGGAGGAGGGCGGCGACGCTTTGGCGGCGGCTGTCATTGACGCCGGTTTGGATACGGCGGAGGTGGTGGATGAGCTGATCAAAAAGAGAAAATCCCGGAAATCAGCCGGGGAAGAACTGGCTCCTGTCACTGTGGAGGAAGTGGCCGAGGCCATTGAAGAGGTGGCCGAGGAGATTGCGGATGATATGAGTGCCGAGGAGATAGAGGAGCTGGCTGGTGATGGCTTTCTTGACGCCAAGGATGCTGAGGAAGAGGGAGCGAAGCGCCGGAAAAGCGCCGGCAAGCCCTATGTTTCCAAGAAATCCGCCACCCGTCCCGCAAACCAGCGCAAACCAGCCGATACACCCTCTGTCCACCGGAAGTATGCCGACATCTACACCAACCGGAAGAGTAGCCAGCAGCCTAACCAAAAGAAAATGGATCCTGTCGCTGCTTTTGGCCGCGCTGTCAAATGCTCCGATTACTTCGCCCAGGGCGGCGCACTCGGCAGCTTCAAGGATCCCGAGCGGGCGGCCTACGCGGCGAAGAAGTATTACAACGACGACCGTCTGGCGCGGCAATTTAAGGCTATGAGCGTCACCGAGCCCAGCAGCGGCGGCTTTCTGGTACCCCAGGACTATGTGGACGACATCATTCCCATGCTGTACAACCAGACCGTCATCTTCGAGCTGGGCGCACAGAAGGTACCTATGCCCCACGGCAACCTGAACATGCCCAAGCAGACCTCCGGCAGCCGCGCCTACTTCGGCGGCGAGGCGCGGCCCATTGAGGCCAGCCAACCCACCATGGGCCTGCTGCACCTGTCCTCAAAACGCCTCCAGGCCATGGTGCCCATGACCGAGGAGCTGATGCGCTCCACTGAATATTCCGCTGACAGGATGTTTGGCAATGACCTTCTGGAGCGGATGAAGGGAGGTATTGAGCACGGGGCGCTGCTTGGCCCCGGCACACAGTTTGCGCCTTTGGGCCTGTACAATAATCCCGGTGTTGAAAAAGTCAATCTCCGCATCATCAATGATAACCAGATCGCGGATGCTCAGGGACGGCCCACCGCCGACCTCCCCCTCTTCCTGCGGGGCAAGGTGCTGGCTAAGAATGTTCAGGGCGCTAAATTCGGCTGGACCTTTAACAGCGAGATGGAACAGTACCTGATGCGGATGAAGTCCACTGACGGAAAATTTATCTGGCTGGAGCAGATGGAAAAGGGCCTGTTCTGTATGGCTCCTTACCGCACAACCAATTGGATCCCCACCAATGAAGCCACCGGCACCACCTCAATGATCTTTGGCGAGTGGGGTGATCTGATTGTAGCGGAACAGTTTGGCCTGGAAACCCGCACCTCTTATGACGCCAGCTACACAACGTCCCAGGGCATGCAAAGCGCCTTTGAAACCGTTCAGACCATCACCCGCGCCACCTGTTACATTGACATCGGCTGCCGCCATGAGGAGAGCTTTGTGATCGCCACCAATGTCAAGGTGCGCGGCTAAAATTAGGAGGAATTATTTATGAAACGTAATCTATATGAATCTGTTATTGCCATCCCCTACAACTTTGGGGATGGCGTGGAGCGTCCCGGCGCTCTGTCCGCCGTGCTGGGCCTCTACGTATCGGCGGCGGATCCAAACGCGGTGGCTACCATCACGGTCACCCATTCCGAAGTGGAGAGCGGACCCTATGAAGCGGTGAAGGATGAAAGGCTTTTCCTGGATAAAACCGAAGTCAAGCGTGATGACAAGGGGCATATCATTCAGTCTTATCTGGAAACCCCGGTTGAGGCGGGGGATGTGGTCAACATTGATATTGACCTTGTAGGCTGCGCCCGGTATGTGAAGATCAATGCGGCGTATACCGCCGGTGGAGCGGCTGCCTCGGTTACCGCCTCCAGTGTGCTGGTATTGGGTGATTTTACACAGAGCCCGCCTGAACTATAAATAGCCGAGGGAGATTATGACATGGAGATTGATAAAATATTTTCTTACCAACGCCCAAAGGAAGGTCAGCCAGAAAAGTATGAGATGCTGCGCGCCCAGGCAAAGGGTATGGCACGGTTGATTGATGACCTATGCCCGGATAGCCCGGATAAGGATATGGCAATCAATAAATTAAGGGAAGTAATTATGTGGGCCAACGCCTCCATCGCACTTAATTAGATTGATGAATAGGTGACGGGCGGGATTATCCCGCTCGTTTCTCTTATGGAAAGGACGGTCAGAATGGTACACAAATATAGAATTGGCCAAGTTAAGTCGGATGCTCCCGCTATTTCGGATGATGATGTGATTATTCCAATTATACCCATCCCAGTCCCTGTGGGTGGGGAGGGTAAAGGCACTGAACTGCCTCCCTCGAATGATAAAACCAATGGCAACACATCCAATCAGGATACCCCTGATGGCACAGCCCTGGTTAAGGAGCAGCTGAAAGCCATGGACTTTGAGCAGCTTGTGAAATTTGGGAAAGAACATGAAATTGACCTTGGCCAGACCACCACGCAGAGCGGGGCCTATAAAAAGATTGTGGCGGCTCTGGCGAAGGATCAGGAGAATACCGCGCCGTCAACTGTTGCCCAGCAGTAAGGGGGATTTGCTCATGGCCAGATATAAGCCGCTGTTGCGATTGGCCCACAGCGCCATGAGCACGGTGGAGGCTGTAAAGACCGTCAAATCCATACCGCGTGAGGACGCCTCCTATGATGATTTTTTGATTATGCTGATCAATTACGCCTCCAGCTGGATTGAGAGCCAGGCGGGGCGGCGGTTCGGCCTTAACAGATATACGGAGAGGGCCAAGGGCAGCGGCGGACAGGAGCTTGTACTCCGGCACTATCCTATCCGCGTGATACACAGCATCACAGATACCGAGGGCGGTGTGCTGGATCCCGAGGCATATTCTTTCAACGAGTGCGGCCATGTGGGCGTCGTGTACAAGGATAACGGCTGGAGCCGGAGGGGTTACCCCACCGGCCTTGTCCCGGATATCGTGCTCACAAAGCAATATATCTCGGTGGACTATACTGCCGGCTATGTGCTGCCAAAGGATGTGAAAGCGTCCACCCCCGTTGACTGGATCCTCCCCTATGACCTCCAGGGGGTCATCTGGCAGATTGTGGGCCAGGAGCTGGATCTGGCGGACAACGGCTCCGACGGCCTCTCCGCTTTTTCTATCGCGGATGTGTCCTGGACCTTTGACAAGGCCCCCCGGCAGAGCTGGCTTGAGATCATAGGGGCGTATAGGGAGGGGGCTTAACAGATGTTTAATGAGCTTTTCAAACAGCTTCAGGAGATGGATGGCGCTCAGATTATTGTGGGCGTTCAGGCGGAGGACGGCGAAAACTTTCACGGCCAGACCGTTTCCAGCGATGAAACCATGCTGAAAATTGCCTATGTCCATGAATATGGGTGGGATATAAAGGTGACGCCCAAAATGCGGGCCTTTCTGCATCATATGGGAATCCATCTAAAAAAGGATACCAAGCATATCCATATACCGGAACGCTCATATATCCGGCGGGGCTTTGAAGAGGGAAAGGCCAGCTTCAATCAGGCCATGAATACCCTGATTGGTGAATACTTTAAAGGCAAAATCACCGCTGATGAGCTGCTGGAGGCCCTAGGCCGTCAGGCGCTAACCGATACGGTTGGCAATATGGGCGTGGGGACAACACCTATCACCGCCATAACGATGGCAAACAGGAAGCACAGCGCCAGTTCCACCCCGCTCACCGATACCGGGACGCTGTTCAACCACATTACCTACCGGATTGTTAAGAAGGAGGAATAAAGATTGGGTATTGAATGTTATGATCCCAGGAAGGTCGTACCCGACATTATCGCTGTGCTTGCCAAGCACAAGGTCCGCATCTTTCTTTGGGACCGGATTTGTGAGGATGTCCGGGCTGAACTTACGACGCAGGTGATTGCAGATGCCAAGTCAGCCCGGGAGGAGGGTACTCCGTGAGGCCCCAGCGGCAGCCCCGTGGCGGTGCCTGGAAAGGCCCCCAGATTCCAAAACGCCTGCTTCATCCCTTCCTGCGGATTGAGATCCAAAAGGAGTACCGCCCGGACAAAGGCGGCATCTATGAAACGGTGGGGCGGTCGGCTGTTGAATTTCTCGGAGCCATCTTCCCCCTGTCCAATGAGGATCTCAAAAGGCTCCCGGAGGGTACCAGCACCACCAACGCCCAGAAGATTTACACCAACGGCGAACAGCTGCGGCCCGGCCAGCGGGTGGAGGACACCCTGGACGGCCAGGTTTACACCGTGGACACTGAGCTGACCCACAGCCCTATCCATGGGCTGAAGCAGTACCTTGTCACCAGGAAGGGGGCGGCTTCCCGTGGATGATATCCTCACCATGGACCAGGCAATCCTGCGGGCCAGGAACATTATTGTATCCAAGCTGATCAAAGCTTTGGGAATCCCGGTCCGGCTATCCGATGAGCAGGATCCGGAGGCGCTGCCGCCCTACGCCTATTACAGCTTTATCTCCCCATATATCTCATCCGGCGAGTTTGGGAACCACACCCGCCGGGTCATTGTGGATCCCGGTACCCAGGACCGGTATATCCAGGACATCCGAGCCGAGTACCCGGAAATGGCGCTGTCCTTTACGGTTTGCAGCGCCACCAGGATTCAAGACGGGGTGGAGATTAACGGAGAAGCGGAGGCCCTTCAACTGGCGGCTAAGGGCGTGGGTTGGTTCAAGCACGCGGGGGCCACTGAACTGTCCTTTGACGGCTTGGTGGTGTTGCGGGTGGACAATTTCGCGTCCCGCAGCGGCCTTGTGGCGGATGAATATGTGCGCCGCTGGGGCTTTGATGTGTCTATCCGTTACAAGGCCCAGACCGTACGCATTGATGATATTGTGGAGCGGGTTATTACCAAAGAAAACAAGTAAAGGAGGCGTTACAGATGCGCGACGTTATTTCATACGTTGCCCTGGATACCAAGCCCAAAGAATCTGATAGCCTGGATGTCCTATTGATCGCCACTGATGGTCAAAGGGCTGTTAATACTTACAGGGACCTGGATATTGTGGCGGTGGACTTCACCAAAAGCAGCAAAATCTACCGGAAGGTCAGCCAGCTGTTCAACCAGGGCAAAACCACCATGGCGGAATCCCTTTACCGGAAGGTCAAGATTGTGGGGTTTGAGAATCCTCAGTCCCCCGCAGAGCTCATTGACTGCATTGAGAGCTTCCGGCAGAATGACGACGATTGGTCGGTGATTCTCACAGACCGGGATGAGCGGGAGTACGCGGAGGCTCTTATCGCCTACGCGGCGTCAACGGAGCCCACCTTCGCCGAGCTGGAGGCGGGGATTGAGGATCACCGGAAGTTCTATTTTGGCCAGACCACCGACAAAACCTTTCAGTGTGACCAGCCTCGGGCGGCCATGTTCTGGGTGAATGACCTGGATGAGGAGGCCGATGCCGCGTACTTAGGCAATGTGGGGCCTTTCTATCCTGTTCGGAAGACCTGGAAGTTTAAGCGTCCGGATGGTGTGACTGAGGCCGATTTGACCGAAGGGGAAAAGGATGCCCTGGACGAACAGCATGTAAACTATATGGCCAAGGAATATGGCCGCATCTATGTGAAGCAGGGCGTCTGCACCGACGGCGAGTTCATCGACACACAGCTGGGGGCTGACTATGTGGCCAAGCGGATCCGGGATAAGGTGTACGATATTCTGTTGGAGAATGCCGATGTCCCCTACACCGACGAGGGCTTTGCACAGCTCGGCAGCGGCGTCATTGACGCGCTCAATGACGCCACGGACAACCGCATTATCGCCCGGGATCCCGAGACGGGGAAAGGAGTTTTCTATGTCACCCTCCCCACCCGGGCGGAGGCCACGGACGATCAGGCCCGCAACCGGCTGATGCCGGACATTTATTGGGAGGCTCTCATTGAGGGGGCTGTTCACCGATCCCGTGTGCGCGGCGTGATCCGGGCCAGCCTGGATATCGCGTCTGTGGCTTAATCATTAATCAGGAGAGGAGTAAATCAAATGGGTGAAGTAACCAACCTGGACCCCAAGAAGGTCACTGTAACTGTGGGTACCAGATTTTTGACAGGCTATGCGGCGGACGGTATTTTCACTTTGGCCTGGAACGCGGACCGGGCGACCTATGTATCGGGCAGCCAGGGTGACGGTGTTTATGTGGAGAATGCCGATGAATCGGCAACCCTCACCGTCACTCTCAGTCCTACTTCCAGCTCAGTCCCGTATCTGGAAGGGCTCTGTTCCAGCCGGGCATCATTTCCAGTCACCATCAACGACGCGTCCCCGGACGCCAGGATGACCTATTACAGCCCCCAATGCCGGGTAATGAAATTCGCGGATAAGAGCCGTGGGCCCAGCGCCGCCACCGTCTCCTATACCATCAATATGCCGTCCGTCTCCAAGATTGCGTGACGGCATGAAAATACATTACAAAAAGCCCGCGTGGCCCAACAGGCCCCGCAGTTTATCGGAAAGAGGGTACAGAAAATTTATGGCTAAACAAGAAACCATCAGAATCAACGGCCAGGAGTATATTCTACAGAGCGTCAGCCCGCAGTGGTATATGGACAATCTGGACCGCTTTGGACGTGGAAAAAACACCGCAAAATATATTGATGAACTGATCCGCAATATCGTGGTCTCACCGCCGGAGGTTGCCGGCAAGGGCATGGAGTATTTTAATGAGCAGGAGGATGTGGCTACCCCCACCTTGCTGATGGAGGAGATTGAATCCTTTCTGGCGCGCCCTGTCAAACAGGGAGAGGGCGCGAAAACAGGCAAGAGTCCGGCGTAGCTTCTGGGAAATCATCTTCAGCACAAACGCACTCACCTATCAGGATATCCTAAAGATGCCCACCGATGAGTACTATGAGCTGGAGGAAGCCTTTGGGCTTTGGCATTCCGAGTGGAAGCCAAAGCCTCCTAAATGTCCCTTGTTTAAGTAGGGGGTGATCATATCGCTGACAAGGAGACCGTCTACAAAATAGAGGTGGACACCGCCGAGGCACAGAAAAAGGTGTCGGAGCTTGATGAGGACGCCAAAAGCCTGGGCGAACGGCTGGAATCAGCCGGGGGCGCGGGCCGCTCCATCGGTGACGGCATTGTCGGCGGGGCCGGCCAGGGCATGAACGCTCTCAAAAATATGGGCGGCGCTCTGGCTTCAGCCGAAAGCGCCGCCTCCTCATTGGGCAATGCGGGCATGGCCGCCGGCGGAAAGATAAAGTCCTCCTTTGACAACGCGGCCTCCGCTTCCGATAGCCTAGGTACATCCTTCGCGAAAAACTTTACCAAGGCCAAGGAATCCGGCAAAAGCTTTGGTGACAGTATAAAGACCGGTATAGGGGGCGCGTTTGATTCCACCAAGAAAAAGGCGTCTGGTTTTGTTAAGGATACCGTTGACGGCGCTAAAAAGATAGGAAACGCCTTCCTTCACCCTGTCCAGACTATCAAAACCAAATTTTCCAGCGCCATGAAGGACGCCTCCAAGGATGTCGGGCAGGTGGGCCAAGAGGCCCAAAAGAGCAAAAAAGACCTGGACGATATGGGAAAATCCGGTGAGAGCGCCGGGGATAAAATGAAAACCGGCCTGGGCGGCGTTTTAAAGGTATTGGCCGCCGTGGCTGCCGCCGCGATGGTGGTCACTGGTATCACAAAATTTGTCACCGCCGCGATGGACGCCAGCCAAGCCGCTGAGAACATCTCCTATTCCTTTGACAAGACCTTTGGAGCGGACGCTCCTGATGTGGAGGGCTGGGCGGGCAACTTTGCCTCGGCTGTCCACCGCAGTGAGAGCGAGGTCAAGAGCTTCCTGACCTCCAACCGGCAGCTTTATGAAAGTTTGGGCATAACCGGCGAGGCGGCAAACGGCCTCTCCAAGATAACCGCCTCTCTGGCCTATGATATCGGGAATAAATTTGGCATCGAGGACGCGGAGGCTCTGTCACAGCTGCAGGACGCCATCGGCGGCAATGAAAGCGCTCTGGCCGCTTATGGGGTACGGCTTGATAAAACCACTCTCCAGCAATCGGCCCTGTCCATGGGCTTGGGCTCCAACCTGGAGGCCCTGGATGAGGCTGCCCTGGCCCAAGTCCGTATGAACGCCATTCTGGAACAGACGGAAGATATTCAAGGGAATGCTTCTAAATCCCTTGGCGGGCTGACCGGAGGGGTTAAGGCGGTGAAGGCCGTCTGGACCGACTTCATGGAGAAGGCCGGGGCCAAGCTCACCCCCATGTTTGATAAGATCTTTGGGGTGATTCTGGACCTCTGGCCCAAGGTGGAACCAGCGCTGCTCAAATTGGTGGATATTTTGTCTGCCGGATTTGAGCAAGCGGCCCCTGTCCTGGGAGAGTTTGCGGAACAGCTGCTGCCCACCTTGCTAAATTTGGTTGGCGAACTGGCCCCGGTACTGCTGGAAATAGGCGGAGCCTTGTTGCCGGTTCTTTCCCAGGTTCTCGGCACCGTATCCCAGGCTATCCAGCCCCTTATCCCTCTTATTTCCACTCTGGCCACCACATTATTGCCCCCATTGGCTCAGATCTTCGGAACCTTGGTTGAAAAGCTGCTGCCGCCGCTGGCACAGCTGTTTGGTGCGATGACCCCCATCATTGACGCGCTTTCTCCTGTTTTTGAGGTGGTGGCCACCGTCATTGGCGTTGTAGCCGACGCCATAGGCACCCTGATAGGGTGGATATCAAAGGCTATTGGAGCAATTGGCGAGTTTGCCCAAAAGATCAAGGATTCAGCCATTGGCCAGTTTATTGGCGGGATTGGCGACTTTGTGGGAGGTATTGCCAGCTCCATTACCGGCAACGCCAAGGGTACCGATGACTTTGAGGGCGGCTGGACCCATGTCAACGAGGCCGGACCTGAAATGATTCAGGCCAAGCATAGCGGCGGTATGGCCTACCTGCCCAAGGGCAGCGCGGTTATCCCCGCCAGCAAGACCGACGCCATTCTGGATGGAAACGATACGGTTGGCAAGATCATCAATATCTCCAACCGCCTGGAAGTGGACCCCTCCAGGACGGTGCAGACCGAGAGAAAGCCTCTTTCATCTACATCGGCTGATATTGGTGAGAGCTTCCCCGAGAAGCTTGGGGCCAAGATCGTCTCCTTTGCTGAGGCCAGGGATTGGTTCAATAAATCCACCACGCCGGAAGAGGAAAAACCCAAGGATCCGCCACAGCCCCCACCTGATCCTCATGGTGGAAACAAGGATGGCGGGTCACCTGACACCCCGGATACGGATGATCCCAGCGACTCACCTCCATCCGGCCCGGTGCTTCGGAAGGTCATTGAGCTGAAGATCACCGTCAGCTCCCCCGATGGCACCGTTCCACCGGAAGTGCTGGAGCAATTCAGGGAGGTCGCCCGCCAGGTCTGCCAGGAAGAGAAGAATGAGGAAATGGATTATCTGGCCATACAAAATGGCTATGCAGGATAGGAGGATTTTTCATGGCGTATACATTGCAGGGCCGCAAATGCGGCACCGTGCGGTTTAACCAACAGGGGACGGTTATAACTGAAAGCAAGACCATGAGCGGCAAGCTCACCTCCTATCCCATTGAAGAGGGCTCAAAAATATCGGACCACTTTGAGAGGGATCCCGTCAAGGGCTCCCTCCGGGGGGTTCTGATCGGCGGCGGCGCAGCCGTGGCCACCTTAGAAAGCATGTGTAAATCCGGTGATCTATTGACCTATGAGGGCAGCTACCGCATGACGGACATTGTCATCACCCAGCTGGACTTCTCCACCGACTCCTCCAACCGCTCCGGGTTCTCCTTCACCGCCAGCTTTCAGAGGGCGGAGATCGTTGGGGCACAGTATGTGCCCATCGGCGCGGAACCGCTGATGAGTGACCAGGACAAGGGGAAAAGCGGCGCGGCCCAGGGCAGCGGCAAACCGGCCCAGGACGGCCTGCAGACCACTGCGTCACAGAAGATATCAAACAGCGCTTACGCTGATTATATAAATACCTTCAATAATAAATCAACGCCCAGCAAGGGGCCTTTATCACGATCCACGCCCACCTATACGGGCTTTAGACAGGAGGCGATGTAGTATGGCTATACAGCTGTTGGATTTGGGGAAAGAGGTGGAGGTCCTTCCTGTTGCCGCTTCAAAGATCCCTTATAGCTTTATGGTAAAGCTGGAGGACCGCACCTATACATTTACATTCAAATACAACCAGATAGGCAAATTCTTTACTGTTGATCTGGAGACGGCCACCGGTGAAGCCCTGGTCTATGGTGATATTATCCGGTATGGCCGGCCTCTCTTCGGGCCTGTGGAGGATGAGCGGTTCCCCCTTCCCGTCATTATTCTCCTCTGCCCGGGCGGCGGGGAATCAGAGGTCACTGCTGATAATTTTGGGAAGACCGTAAAGCTCTATCTCTTCCCCCGGTCGGGATTTGAGGTGGCGGTATGAGCTTCTGGATGCGGTCAGGCACCCTGCAGGTGGGTCCATATAAGTACAGCCTGGATGATCTGGTCTTTGATTTTGATATACCCTTTGAGGACAGCGAGCAGCTGATGACGGCCAAGATCACGGTGTATAACCTTTCGGAGGCCACCCGGAACAGCATACGGAAAAATCATCCCATTATCATCAATGCCGGGTATGAAGGGGATATCGGGGTTGTATTTGTGGGGAAGGTGGCCGGCTGCTCCAGCAAGCACCAGGGGTTGGAATGGATCACCACCCTGACGGGCACCGAGGCTATGGAGGAGTGGCTTTCCAAGAAGGTCAACAAGACCTACAGCGCCGGCATTGACGCCAAAAGCATCATTAAAGACCTCTTAAATATCTTTGGTGTTGAGATTACCTGGATGGAGCTGGCGGTAAACAAAACCTATCCCAGGGGCAAGGTCTGCAATGGGCCTGTCCGGGACTTACTTAAAGAGATCGTCACCAGCGATTGCAAGAGCATCTTTTTGATCCGCCATAACCAGATCATTATCCGGGATCCGTGCGTGGGCACCAACATGGGGGTGCTGCTGACGCCGAACAGCGGCCTTTTGCTGGACAGTGAAAGCGCCGACAGGACGGTCATTACCGTGGCCCAGGACACGCAGAAAACCGCTGAGGAAAAGGCGGAGGAAAGCAAAACCATTAAACGGAAATGCCTGCTCAATTATCGGATCGGTCCCGGTGATGTCGTCAAGATTCAGGACAGTGTCCTGAACGGAGAATATATTGTCAAAAGCGGCAGTCACATAGGCAGCCGCAAAGGGGACTGGATTACAGATTTGGAGGTGATCCACGCGTGAGCGGAAACTCTCAGAAGCTGAAATATGAACAGGCCCAGGCCGCGTCCATTGCCGCCGGGATTCATGTGGGGGCGCTAGTCAAGGTTGTCGCGTTTTATCCCGACTCCATGACGGTGGATGTGCAGCCCATTGCCCAACGGTTGACCGGCGGTGAATATGCCACGCCTTCCCAGGTAATAGGTGTGCCGGTGGCCGGCACCAGGGGCGGGGGCTTTATCTTCCGGCCCTGGTACAAGAATGGAGACATAGGCGCTGTGCTTTATCTGGATCATGATATCGACACCCCGTTGGAAAAGGGAGCGGACTGCAAGCCCAATACGGAGCGGTGCCATTCCGACAGCGACGCTGTTTTTATCGGCGGCATTGTGGCCGGCGGCTGGGTCAGCCAGGGCTTGCCGGAGGGATTGGTGATGGCTACCGAGGACGGCAGCGTCTATCTGGCGGTCACCCCCGGCGGCATCCAGATCCAGGGGGATGTGACCGTCACTGGCGGCGATGTGGTGGCGGATGGCATTTCCCTGAAGCAGCACAAGCACCCGGGTGTACAGGCCGGAGGCGGTATGTCGGATAAGCCAATCTAGGAAAAGGAAGGTACCCTATATATGGAATACACGCTGAAGCTGGACCCGGAAACCCGGGATATTCTTTTTGATGAGGATGGGTTGCTGGAGACTATAGAGGGCGATGCCGTTTATACACAGAACACCCTCAACACCCTCCTCACCTGGAAGGGTGAATTTATGCTGGATGAAACCCATGGAACGGACTATGACCGTGTGCTTGCCCAGGATTATTCCGATATAGCGGGCGGACAGGCTGACGATGTTTACAGGGAGGCCATCTTTCAGGAGGACCATATCTCGGTTATCAATGAACTGTCGGTTTCCTTTGTGGCCGAGCGGTCCGGCCCGGACAGCCGGACGCTGGAGGCCATATTTTCCGGGGAACTGGTGGATGGATCAGCCATATCCATGGAGGTGATGAAGAATGTCTGACCCTAATGATTGGGGCCTGACCGCCCTTGGCTTTCGCAGGCCCTCCTATGCCGAGATCCTGGACGGCTTTGAGTATCAGGCAAGAGAGAAATTCACTCAAAACGGCAAGACACCCAACCTGACTGTACGCTCTCCGCTGGGCTTGTTCCTTCGTATATGGGCCTGGATTACCAACCTGCTGTTCCAGCTGCTGGAGGACGTATACAACAGCCAGTTCGTGGACACGGCGGTAGGGGCCAGCCTCTACCAGCTGGGCCGGAATATTGGGCTTAGGCTGCTCCCCGCCCAGCGGGCCAGCGGTTATCTTTTGGTTACAGGCACCCCCGGCATTGCCGTCCCATCCGGATATCTGGCCGGAACCATCTCCGGCATCCAGTTTGCCGTGGTCAGCGCCGGAACAATCGGGGCGGATGGCACCGTTATTGTCCCTATACAGTGTGTGGATATGGGGACTATCGGCAATGTGGCGGAGAATACCATCACCCAGATCATCAACCCAATTGAGGGCATTGAGTCGGTGACCAACTCATCCGCCACAGACGGCGGGCGGATCAGGGAAACCGATGAGGAGTTCCGCGACCGGTACTACCGGTCTGTGGACTTTGCGGGTGGTGTCAATGCCGATGCCATACAGGCGGAGATCCTACAATCGGTGGAGGGTGTGCTTGCCGCAAAGGTCTATGAGAATGACACGGACTTTGAGGACACCATGGGGCTTCCTCCCCACAGCGTTGAAGCGGTGGTATATGCGGGTTTGGATTATGAGGTGGCCAGGGCCATTTACCGGCGCAAGGGCGCGGGAATACAGACCCATGGCAACAGCATGTGTGAAATCATCTCAGGCCAGAACAACCAGGTCTATGCGATCCGCTTTACCCGGCCCGCCGGCATTCCTATCTGGATCCGGCTGGAGGACGTAAAGATAAACAGCGAGTTATTTCCCGCCGACGGCATCCGGCTGATTCAGGAGGCTTTGATAGCCTACATAGGCAGCGGCATAACAAGTGGCCTGAACATAGGTGAGGATGTGATTTACAACAAGCTTCCCTGCCGGGTGTTCAGCGTTCCCGGTGTGGTTGACTTCTCTATGGCCATCGGCATTGATGGCAGCTATTTCAGCCGCGATAATATCCGCATTGGGGAGCGTGAGAAGGCCGTGACCGATGAGGGGAGAATATCCGTGGCTCTGGCCGGGGAGGTGTCTCCATGAACATCCTGGCTAAGATGCTGGATATGCTGACCGGCGCTTACAATAAGGTGGATCAGAGGAACGCGGAAAAGCGGCTGGCGCTGGAATCCCTGACCGGGCGGCTGTTTGCCGTTGTGAGCTGGGGCTTTGAAACCATCCAGGACAATGCGGAGATGGTGAGGCTTTGGGCCAGTATTGACCATGCGGCAGGCGCGGCCTTGGACCGCCATGGCAAAAACTACGGTGTAGCCAGAGGCGGTTCCAGCGACTTCTTCTACCGGCTGCTCATCAAGATAAAACTTCTCGCCCAGCTCTCCGGGGGTGACATCGACACGATTCTGGACGCTGTGGCCAGCCTTTATGACATCGATGGCGAAAAGGTTGAGCTTTATGAGATATTCCCGGCAAAAATCCAGATCAATATTGCTGAGGATGACCTCCCCGAGGGCTATGAGAAGATCCGGGATATTGTGGGAGCGCTCACAAAGAGGCTTCTGGTGGCCGGTGTGGGCATCGATATGATCTACAAAAGTGAGGATGCCACCGCCGGAGGTCTTTATATAGGCGGCTGTCCGGTGGCGGAATACTCCCGGGTGCGATTGGATAACTACGATGAGGAGCCTCCCAACCTATTTGGCTCTATGTACATCGCTGGCGCTGTGGTGGCCGAGGCTTCCAGGGCCCGACTTGAAAGTGAAGAAATATGAGGAGGAATCAATATGGCTGAAACAGGGGTCTGGAGTAAATACTTCATTACCCAGGCAGGCAGAAATCTCAGGCAGAGCTGCATCGCCGAGGGAAAGCGGCCTGTCTTTACCCGGGCGGCTATCGGGACGGGCATACCCTCAGATCCGTCGGGCATTAATACCATGACCGGTCTGGTGTCTTACGCAACAGATGTGATTATAAAGAAGTCTTATGCCATTGAGGAGAACCATTTATGTGTGGTGAGGGTTGATAATTCAGGCTACACGCAGGCGGTTCCTATGACTGAGGTGGGCGTCTTCGCCAGAAGCGAGGATCAGGCCGACAGTCAGGCGGTCCTTTACGGCTACGCCTACAACCTGGGAGGCTATGTTAACATACCGGCTCAGACCAGCCTGACCAACAGGAAAATCTATGAGCTGACCCTGGACACCTATCTGGGGATTGCCACGGATATTGAGATTGTCTATGACGGCAGCACCCTCTTTGTCAGCCATGCGGATCTGGATGATTGGATTTTAGCCCACCAATCGGATCCCACCCTCCACGCTGACCTTTGGGCTGAATTGGGTAATAAGGCGAACATGGGAGCCCTGGAATGGTATGATTGTCTAATGGCTAATGGTTACGGATCGCAAGGAGCACAATATGCAATTGATCCTTTTGGTATCGTACATCTTACGGGAGAGATAAGGCGCATTGGAGCAGATAATGCCATACCGGAGCATAATATCTTATTCACTTTACCGGAAGGGTTCCGGCCCACACAAGCATCAATATTTACAACTTCCACTGGACAAAACTCTGCGAATCTCTATACGCCTCCAAGTGGGGTATTGATTCGACCTGACGGAACTGTCTGTAAGTGTTATGTGGCCCCAGGAGAGCTAAAAGGAGGTGCTCTCTATCTGTTTGGCATTAATTTTCCAGCGCTGCTGCCTAAAGTCAACCTCTAGCCTGATAATCATTATCAGGTGGGGACGCGTCGTTATTACCTACTGGCGCTGTGCAACCAAGAACCCGTTAATTGTAGCCACATTATGGCTGCTTGGCAGTCCTAAAGGTACAACAAGCTCAACAGCGCCAGTAGATTTGCTGATGATTAGCCTGCCGGCCATTCCGGATTCAGCACCAAGAGAGGAACGGAAAATAGATGGAATAAATGTCGCGATATTAGGTCGAAATCCTTCGGGCAAAACGCCTAGTGTATACCTTGTACCTGGAGCAAAGGCAGCTGTAGGTGACCCCACATCACCATCAAGCAATATTATTCCAAAACGCTTTCCGTATTTGAGCGTTCCTATAAAACCATCCGCCAATTGAAAATCATACATTTCAACTTCGCTTTCATTCGCCTTATTACCCTTATACGTCAAATTGATCCCATAGAAAGGAGATGATAGAAATGGGATATAAGCATTGCTGTGTCATCGACAAAGATAACTACTATGTAACTTATGTATTGGTTACATGGCCGGACTTTTTACCGGCCAGCATCAAGATACACGCCCATGAAATGGCGGAAGGAGAGTCCCTTCTTGGCACAAGCCCGCCGACAGGCATGGTTAAGGCCCGTTGGATGGGTGAAGCATGGGAAGAAACAGCCACCCCGGAAGAAGTTGAGGCAGCTGAGCGGAAACGGTATGAGGAAGCGGGCCTGCCCTGGCCCCCGGTGGCACCTGAACCGCAGAAAACCCTTGCAGACCTGGATGAAGAATTGACACTTACCCAGCTCGGAATAGCTGAAGCTTTTGAAAAAGCTTTGCAAGCACAGGCAGATGCGGACACCGCATTGCTCGGTATTGTTGAAATCTATGAGATGATTGGAGGTTAATGTTATGGCTGAAATCTATGCAAAGTTGATTGTGAAGGGCCTGAAAACCATTGAGCAGGTGCCGGAGCAGCTTAGGGCAGAAGTTGAGGCGCTGCTTGAGGAATGGGAAAAATGAAAAACTTATCCCGTATGAAAGCAGCCCAGCTGCTTTCATACGCAAGGAAGGGAGGTATATATGACATGATCTCCCAAACAATCATGACCTTTCTATAAGAGATAAAAAGATAGAGTATATTTTTGTGAGAGAAGTTTTATTGAATTTTTTCTGGAATTATGTTACACTTTGTCAATAAGATATAGGTACGCTTTTTATTTAGCTATATTGAAAAAATTGACTTGAGGTGACTTTGTGAACGAACATGAAGATATTTATATTACTGCTCACTTAAGCGAAACATTGACTGGCTCCGTAAAAGCTGGCACGATTATTTCTATGGCACATAAAATGTTTGTTTCAGCTCTCCTATATTTAGAAAAGTTATATGAATTAGAAAATCTGGATAATGAAGCTGATTTTAAGGTCGCGGAAGATCTATATGATGCCTATTCAATTAGCGTTGTAGTACTTTGTGTATCTGCGTTAGAGGCTGGAATTAACGAATTTTATGAGTTCGGTTGCGGGCAACAAGGAGCAATTCGAGAACACTTAGGCATTCTTCGAGATGAAGGGTACCTTGTTACAGCAAGATACCGTATTACTGAAAAATATAATACCGTGCTTGCTCTCCTGAAAAAAAGAAAATTTGTTGATAAGAAGCCTAAAAAATCTAACTACAAAGGAGATATGACACAGTATGAATTTGACGATAAAGACTACAAATTTTTTCAATCTGTTGAGAATTTAGTCAGATTGAGAAACGCAATTATACACTATAACCCTGAAATTTATTACAGTGCAAAAGAAAGGGCGAAAATATCAGATGATTTCTTTAACAGATTAAGTAGTAAATTTAAAAATAAGCGCGGGAGCGATGGAAGGAATTTACCTTATTTTCCTTCACAGTGTCTAGGATTTGGTTCTGCAAAATGGGCGGTTACTACCACTTTTCTTTTTTGGGAAGAATTTTTTAACCGCACAGAAGTTGACAGAGAAATTAACTATAATAAATTGTTAAAAACTTCTGTAGAAAAATGGCTATCATAAATAAAATTTAACTCAAGTATTTAGTGCTCCTTATGGGGTGCTATTTTTTACTATTGGGTAATAAGGCGAACGTGGGGCAACCACAAGAGTATGACTTAGTATTAACTACCGGGCTTATTGTCGCAACTGGTGAAGCCAAATATAGTAAAAATCAATTTGGAAAGGTCAGGGCATACGGAGAGGTAAAAAAGAATGACCTCTCAGACTTTGTATCAGGCACTGAATTGGATATTGCTTATCTGCCGGAAGGGTTTAAGCCAAAGACGTATACTGTGGGGCAAGCGACAATCCGGGAAACAGGCAGCGCTTCAATGAAGATGCAGCCGGTCAGGGTTACAACGGATACGGATGGAGCTATACATGTACTTCTTGGACAACTTTCCAGTGGATTCAAGTGTATCAGCTTTTACATTACCTTTTACAATTATGGGCCTATATCATAAACGACAAGGTTGATAGATCAGGCCCATGATTAATGCTCGTGCTTGTTTGCCCAAGGCTGTTCGCGGAATATGTGCATTGACCCTCGGTGTCAATATTTATTGATCCCGTTACAAAAGAGGTTACTCCCCTGATATTGACAGTACATGATTTTTGTGAGCTGGGACGGAAACCTTCCGGCAAAGTGGCAAAATGGGCAGGTAAAGGCACTGCCGCCGTCCATAACACAACATTTTGCAAATACACAATATCCCCTTGCCTTTTATACTCCGGTTTTCCTGTTGACCCCGTTTTTGTATTACCGATCAAATCCAACTCATGCCAGTCCCCCAAGTTCGCCTTATTACCCAAGGCAGGCCAAGTCATAACGTAAAACGCTATTTTCTAACAAATCGTACACAGAATTTGATTTTGCTGATATAATCAGCGTATTGTAATTAGTTGCGATTTTGAGGAAGTGTAAGGCGTGGATTATAGGGATGAATTGGCCCACCGGATCACGGAGCTATTGGGGGAAGGGACAAGCGTATATAACCAGATCGTGGCTGTCTTAAGGGAATATAAGGTATCCCCCAAGAAAAACAGCCCATATATCTCTACCGCTCAAAGGGTGGAGCACTTCCTGTCGGCCAAACGGCTTGAAGGGCTTTCCTCTAAAACCCTGGACAACTACCGGTTGTATCTCCTGGACTTTGCCAATACCGCCTGCGACAATCCAAACCAGATCAAAACAGACGATATCCGTGGCTATCTGGCCCACCTGTCGGAGAGCCGAAACCTGAAGGACGGCAGCCTGCAAACTATCATCAGCACACTGCGCTCCTTCTTTTCATGGATGTGTACGGAGGAGATCCTCCGGGCCAACCCCATGCTGAAAATCAAGTCACTGCGAATAGACCGCCAGAACAGCCGTCAGGCGTTGAGCCAGGAGGAACTGGAGCGGTTGCGCAATGCCTGTGAGAATTACCGGGAAAGGGCCTTGATTGAGTTCTTTTACAGCACAGGCTGTCGGGTATCGGAGGTGGCGGGGCTGGAGGCCAGGGATGTAAACTTTGAGGACCGTTCCCTCCAGGTCATGGGCAAGGGCAAGAAAAAGCGGACGGTGTACTTCTCCGTTCGCGCCCGTCTCATGCTTCAGGAGTATCTGAGAAACCGCAGAGGGGGTACCGCCCTCTTTGCTTCGGGGAAGTCCCCCTTCCAGCCCTTACAGCCCAGGGCCATTCAGAAGATCATGCAGAATCTGGGGGAGCGGGCCGGTATCTCTGTTAAGCTCCATCCACATCTTTTGAGGCACACATTCGCCACCTCCGCGTTGAACAGCGGTATGGAGCTGACCGCCATCCAGCGGCTGCTGGGCCACTCCAACCCCAACACCACCCAGATCTACGCCACTTTGAGCCGGGAAAACATCCGGCGTGAATATGAACGCTTTATCGTTTGATATGGCGTTTTAAACCATGTAGCAGTTTCAAAAAATGGAAGAGATAATACAGTGAATTCTTGATTGGGTCGTTCAAGATTTCACTGTATTATCTCCTATTTGTATTTTGAAAATGCTGATTAAATCTATTTTAAAGCAGCTTTATAGCTGCTTTTCTTTGTATGTAAAAAAGGTGATGCCAATGTAAAGAGTAAGTGAGGTTTTGCTGGGATGAAAATACAGTTTGAAAAGAGTAAGAAAGAGTTTTCCAAGGTGCTGTTGAACCGGACACAGGCTATATTTCTGCTGAATCTGGTCGCGGCGGGCGTTTTCGCTTGGTTTGGGAAGGACACCAGTATCTTTGCCTTTTCCATCCCCACCACAGGCGGCGTCTATGGGGCCGCCATTGTTTTTTATCTCAACAAGGCCAAGATTGAGAACATCTACAAGGGGCTGATCGCTTTCCTGAAGCAAAAGCCCAAGATTCTGGAGGCGTATCCGGAAACGCACAGGCCCGAGGCGGAGCGGCAGCTGGGTAACCTGGAGGACTCCATGCTGGCCCCGGTTCAACAGGCCCTGGATGACGCTCTCCGTCAGGAGATCAGCCTCCAGTCATTCACGTAAGGAGTGGATAAAAGTGACCAATAAAGAGTTCGTATCCAAGCTGCTTGACGTGGCCCAGAACTACAAGACAAAGTATGTCTACGCTGTTTTTGGTTCCCCGGTCACCGAGGCGGTTCTAACCGCAAAGCAAAAACAATCAGGCTGTGAATGGTTTTATACCTCAGCCAAAATGGCCGAGCTGCGCCAGCTGATCGGCAAGGGGTACTTTGGTTTTGACTGTGTCAACCTGATTAAGGGTATCCTTTGGGGCTGGAATGGTAACGCCAGCGATAAAAATGGCGGCGCTGTTTATAAGGCCAACGGGGTGCCTGATACCAACGCTGATGGGCTGATCTCTCTGTGTAAAAACGTCTCCACCGATTTTTCCAAGATTGAGGTGGGGGACGTGCTCTGGATGAGCGGCCATGTGGGCGTGTACATTGGGGATGGCAAGGCCGTTGAATGCACAACAAACTGGTCCAACAATGTCCAGATCACGGCGGTTTACAACATCGGCGTGATCGGTGGACTCAATGGGCGCAGATGGACAAAGTACGGCAAGATGCCCTATATCACCTATGAGGCTTCTGTTGTAGGCAGCACCAGTACCTCCCCGCAGGCAGCGGTAGCTGAAGGGGATACTGTGACCATCAAATCAGGCGCTGTTTATGGCGGTCTTGCTTCCAGCAGGGGGACACCGGTTCCCTCACGGATTATAGGCCAAAGGTACAAGGTGACGAAGTTCGCCACACATAAAGGCGTTCAGGAGGCATTGCTGCAGGGGATCAACTCCTGGGTGGCGGTGGCCTCCTTAAATAAAGTTTAACCGAGGGAGATGTTTTTATGGCGATTGTCAATTTTCTGCTGTCCTATTGGGACAGCGTCCTTGTGATACTCCTGCTTATTGCGGGGGTACTTTTTCTTGTCAAACGGGGTGAGACCAAAATTCTTGAAAACATTCTTTACAGCCTGGTCACACAGGCGGAGAAGGAGTTCGGGGACGGTACCGGTTCGCTGAAATATGCGGCGGTGGTGGACTGGATTTACCAGAGGCTTCCGGCAGTCCTCAAACTTATTTTTACTGAGAAGAATCTGAACGCCATGATTGAGGACGCATTGGCCAAAGCTAAGGAACAGTGGGCTAAAAATAACAACCTTCAAGGGTATATCGACAACTAAAAAATATGTACATTGGATTCGCCGGTCATCGTACCGGCGGATTCATTAATAATGTAAAGGATGATGTGAAATGGACAGTTTTATCCCATGGGTGGGCGGGAAAAAGCTTTTGAGGAAAAGGATTATTGACTTTTTCCCACAGGAGCCGCCCTCCCGGTATATTGAGGTGTTTGGCGGGGCCGGATGGGTGCTTTTCGGCTCCGATAAACATGCTGATTTGGAGGTATTCAACGATATTGACGGACATCTGGTCAACCTGTACCGGTGCATCAAGTATCACCGTGAGGAGCTGCAGAAGGAGCTGCTGGGAACTGATCTGGATTGGCTGCCCAACTCACGGGAGTTGTTTCTGGACTACAGACAGCAGATAGAGCAGCAGGGCTTGACCGACATTCAACGGGCGGCCCGGTATTTCCTGATTATCCGGCTCAGTTATGGGGCTGACCGGCGCAGCTTTGGCTGCAGCAAAAAGGCTCTGCTTAACGCCATCGGTAAGTTTGAGGATGTCCAAAACCGGCTGCGGGATGTTGTCATTGAGAACCGTGACTTCGAGCGTCTCATCAAGACCTATGACCGGCCTAATGCTTTGTTTTATCTTGATCCGCCTTATTATTCCGCTGAACGGTTCTATGATGGTTTCACCAAAGAGGATCATCAGCGGTTATGGTTAGTACTGGAGCGCCTGAAGGGCAAGTTCATCCTCTCTTATAATAATGATGTGTATATCAAGGATTTGTATGAAGGATTCAACATCCATGAGGTGGAACGGGCCAACAACCTGCTCAGAGAAGCAAATCAGGGCAACTACAAGGAACTCATCATAACAAACTATTAAGCATTATTTTTTTAGACTATAAATAACCAAATACGTTATATTCTAAGAAAATAATACTTGATTCGACAGCCTAGCGTTATCATTTCTGAACAAGGAGGTGATGACGCTATGAAGGCTATACTTCATCTTTCCAGACTGCTGGGTGAGCGCAAAATGACACAGGCAGAATTAGCTCGCCAAACCGGCATCAGGCCCAATACCATCAACGATTGGTATCGCGGTCTGGCCGAACGAATTAACCTCGATCATCTGGTTAAGATTTGTTCAGTTCTGGACTGCAAAGTGGAAGACATGATAGAATTCATGGACTGATCAAACACTGATTT